CTGAGGTTTCAACTGACGCTCGATAAGCGCAGACATCATCGAATGTGCACTGGACTCAGCACAGATGGGGGCGGCTAACGTCGAAACGATGCCGCCCGCAACCACACAAGAGCTATCAGTGCGCAAATGAGGATCAGGCACAGAAATTTCCGCAGTCTCATCAATCGGCATGTCTAAAAGATCAGCCACCGATGTAGTGGGAGGTGTGCCAGGAAACAATGTGCGCTCAAGTGGAGCAACTTGAGTGCCATTAGGTGGGTCAGGAATCGGATAGCCAGCAAGGAGGCGGCGTGCACGAATGCGACGCAAACGCCACTTGAGGATACCAAAAACCGCCAAGGCGGCTACGGGCGCGGAAACAGCACCAACAGCAGTTAGTGCCATACCACCAGAAAACCCGACAGCATGCGCTATGAGCGCAGAGGTTGCTGAAGATGCCAAAGACATGGCAACAGCCGCAGCAATCTTCACACGACTCCAGACAGTCTGAAACCGAAACTGGAGAGCATTCGAATGCACCGGCAAGAGGTGCTCAACTGGCTCAACAGTCGCGTGAAGGACAGCAATTTCAGTAGAGACATCCTGCACATACGCAAGCGCAGTGGCAAGAAAGGCACAATTAGCAATCAGGGCCGAGGGAATGTTCAACCGCTGTGCTAGATGCTTGGCATGCTGATTAGCCAATTGAAAAGTGCCAGGAACGCGCTCTTTGCCGGAAACGTAAGTACGTACATCGGAACACAAGCTCTTTGGAGCAAGATAGAACGCGGACTGTCCATGACGGTAGAGAAACACACTGCTGCCGACACTATGCAAAGTGACATCGGGAACAGAAAGCAACTCTCCGGCTACAGTAACAGCAGGCTCTGCGGAATGCAACGGCCCTACAAGAAGGCGCCCATAATAGGTGCTATCAAGAAGGCTGTGGCCCAGAGGCCTTGCTGCCACATGGGAATCAGGGAAAACACGGGATGATACCGTGAAATCGAAGATGGAGTGATCGGCAGTTTCATCGATCTTCTCCCAGACAAGAGTCTGCCCATTGATGGTCAGGTGGCCCTTAGCAAGCCACGCCATCGACGAATGTCGATAAGGTGTCACATTCCCGTTGACATACATGACAACGGTCGATGGTGTTTCCAGATGATATCTAGCTTCGCCATCACCATAGGTGCCGTAAGCGTCCTGAAATTCATGGACGACAGCAATGAGCCTATGGGAAGTCGCACGCTTGCAAAATTCCATGATCTGCTCCGGACTAAGATAGTACAAGCTGTCTATGGAAATGTAGGCATACGGAGTGACACAGTCACAAGCCTGGGCAGTATGGGTGCACCAGGATGAGGCTCCGGTACCGTGACGCAAATTTCGCATAATGTCACGGGCATCCAGCACAGGGCAGCACGAATGAACGTACTTGCGGTTGTACCGGTTGTGGCGAGTAGGAGAACCACCAATGTCAACTATGCATTCATTGACATCTGCAAGGGTAGTATCCAAACGACCTCGAGCCACAAGGCGTTGTAAGTGTCCAAAAACCTGAAATTCCGCATACTCGCGATCAAGATTGAGTCGGGGGTGTTGATGGGAACTGCACTGAAAAATGCGCTCAGTGAAGCAGGTGCATTTTCGCTCGGCGGAGTAGCAAGCATGACATGTGTCATACTCACCCCACCTAGCACGGGGAACGAAAATGATGTGGGGCAGTTTCTTGGCAAAATAAGCCAAGTCCTTGTCACGCAACCAGTGACTATGTTCGAAGGTCTGCTTGCCTTGATACATGCCATCGGAACGTTCAGA